TTAGGATGCGTCTTAATCCACGGCAACAGCGTATGATAAAGCGACTCCAACAAGACAACATCTTGTACATTATATTCTTGCATCCGTTCCCAAGCATCGTTATCTCCGTTCATACATTTAACCCACAAAGAGTGTCCTTCGTGAGCGTGTTTCTGTCCTAAGCCAAGGCGTTGTGCTACATAGTCCAGCTTGTTACTAGGAAAGCGAAACTGGCTACGAACCACACGAAGTAAATCAATCTGTTTATAAGGTGATGGTGGATTATAAGAATGTAAGAGAAATTCCTTGTTAAGAGTAGGAATATCAAACTTAGTGCCGTTATAATGCACCACAGCGTCAGCTTCGTTGAGAAGTCCATGTATTCCTTTAAGCATCTTCTTTGGTTTGGATTGGTGTACAGAATCAAACAAAACATCTACCTCGTTTAGCCACTTAGCTGCGTAGCATAGAACATAAGATGATTCCATCAACTGATTGATACTGACGTTTTGCTGCCACAGACCCCAAACATGGGCTGTGTTAGGACTTGTCTCAATATCGAGCAGTAGGATTTTCATAGTAGATTCCATTGTTTGTCTTTCCAATAATAAATCTTATTATCGGAGCCTAAGCCAAGTACTGTGAAGTTATCTTGACCACCAATCGTTTTCCAGTCACTAATAACGACTACCTTCTTAGTTGTCATTTTGTGACTCCATGAAGGATTCAAAGTCTTGCTTAGATATGCACAATTCACCTGCTGTGCCTGTATGACATTCTGGATAAGTAACGACAAAGCGTAACTTCTCTTTTAGGTCGTAACCGTAGTAGGCAGACAATCCATCAGCTATCTTAGCCATTACGGTTGTCCATGACTCATCGTAAGGCAGAGTAAATTGTTTAGTAACTGTATCGTTACCGTCTTCAATCGTAAGACTTACTGTGAAAGTGTCGTTGCTGTCATCATAATTCATAATCATCTTCATCTCCGTTGTTAGCCATCAAATCAAATAAAAGTTCTGCATCAATTACAGCTAAAGGTTTAGAATTGTTTTGCTTAATAATCACAATCGGTTCACCGTCGCCGTGCTTCTTGCACTGCTCGTAGTAGTTATACACCGCAATCTTTGCTAAAGACTTACACTCAAATGTAGCCGGAAGTTCCTCTTTAGCAAACTGAGACATCACGACATCTTCACCGTGACTACCCATTGGACAACTGCGTAAGTCCTTGTCCGTTAACTGTGGATACCTCTCCAGTAACTTCTTTACGGTCCACTGCTGGAGCAGCCTTCCTTTTTGTTTTGCGGAGCTTGTTTTCAACTTTAATTTCCTTTACCTTTGTTAGCATCTTCTTAGGAATAGTGATACTGTTGTTACACATTCCTGCAGTGATGGTTCCTGCTAACTCAATCTGTTCATCGTCTTCAAACACCACAAAACCTACTGTCTTACACTTTAAATCCTCACGCTTTGCTTCATGCCACTCGCCTTGTGCTAAGGCATCAAGCCACTCAACTAAGACGAGCTTGGTGGAGTCCAAGTCTGATTTAGACTTCTTTGTAGCCACAGAAGCTGTGCGTTCTCCAGTACTCGCTGCTGGTCGCCCTCGTAGGCTTTGAGGACTGCTTCGTATAGTTCGTTTTCGTTTGTACATTCTTCTAGTATCCTTTTAGCTTTAACAGGACCGATACCCTTCAGTCCAATGATGTTATCAATTCTGTCGCCTGTTAATATCTGAGTATAAAAAGAATGTAAACCTTCAAACTCAGAGACATAATACTTTTCTTTCTTACGGTAGTTGTAATGCCAACCCCTAAACTGGTTGAGGTCTTTGTCGATGTGTACCATGATTGATTCATCTTCAGAGACCGCATACGCAGCGATACCGACTGCATCGTCTGCTTCAATACCATTGACTACTTCAAAGCCCCAAGAGTTCACTAGATGGTCTCTAAGCGCTTGTAAATGTACTGGCTTTTCAGATATTCTCTGACCCTTGTATGGAACTGTAACTGCTATCGAATCACGGAAGTTGCCTTTGCCCGTTAGGAAGCCCTTGTAATCTTCACAGTCCAAGTCCATACAAAGTTCAGTCATTGTTTCCTCAAGCCTTGCTATCGCAATGTATTCCTCAGCATCGTTGCTAGAGAAACCCACTGCGTAGCATAGGCTATCGGCATCAATGAGTGCTGTTATCACAGGATGTCGTCATCCATGTCATCGGCAGCAGCTTCAGCACTGTATTTCACTAGGTCGGTAATGACAATCTTTGCTAGTGATGCGCTTACGCCTTTCTTGTTCTTCCAAGTCCAGCTATAAGGCTTAATCAGTGCGACAGCTTTAGAGCCGTTGCCTACGGTGTCCTTAACTTCGTTGCCTTCTTTGTCGTAAGGCTGGATAGCGTAGTTTGATTTCACTGTCAAGAACCAACCCTTCTCAGGTTTGTCTTCACGCTTGCGTGGCTCAAGACCAATCGACTCCAATGCTTCCACAGCCTTGTCAGACAGGTTAGCCAAGTCACACTGGAACTTGCCACTCATGTCGTTTACACGGTCAAAGAAAGCCCACTGAATTTCTGCTTCAATTTTTACTGGTTTAATTTCCATTTTAAAACTCCTTATCTACTACGGTTTATGAATACTGCAAACAACATTGTACCACAACTACTGCAAGGTTTGGGTATATGGATTAAGACTTTCTTCTAATGTCCCATCTTCTATATCCAACACTGCATCCTTCAAAAGCTCGTATGTTTCTTGTAAATCAAAGGACGAACTTAGTGAATAAGTCCCATCTTTGTAGGCAGAGACCGCCACCATCCCTAGCAAGTTCTCGTCTTTTTCTTCAGTCATTAGTGCGTCTCTTTCCATGAGTTACCTACTTTAAATTCTCCGTCCAAAGGACATCTTAATCTTTTCTTTGGGTTTGGAACTGGGTCGTCTAGTACTTTTAATTCTTTTACAACATCTGCAATAGCTTGTCTTCCCATCTTACCGACTTCTTCTGCACGATTTTCTTCAACTTCAATCTGCCACTCGTCATGGACATTGGCAACCATCTTAAAGTCTATTTTTGCTTTACGCAATCTCTTGTGCAAGATAACTACAGCCTGTTTCATAACGATTGCACCAGCGCCTTGCAGTAGCGTGTTGAGCGCCGAATGTTCTGCACGAACGAGTAACTTTCGTCCGTCAAGACCTTGTAGCCATCCTTCTTTAGCATAGAGACGAGCCACTTTCTCTCTGAGCCTTTTAAGTTTCGGTGTGTTTTGTAGAAAACTATCAATGAGTTTCTGTCCTTCTTTCGCACTACCTCCAACAATCGACCCGATTTTGGCACTTCCTGCGCCATAGAGAAAGGCATAGATAAACGTCTTAGCTTGATTCCTCGTTTGCAACCCAGCAGCGGTTTGGTTCGCTGTGTGTATATCGCCTGATACAACCTCATTCGTATATTCATTGTCGTTCATATAGTGAGCCAACATACGCAACTCTAAGCCGCTTGCGTCAATACCGACTAACTTATATCCTTTCTCTACTGTCCATAAATCCCTACACTCGTGTCCGTAGGGGCTACCACTGTTAGGCACTTGCGCCATGTTCGGACTCATGTGTGTCATGCGACCTGTGACAGCGCCGTTAGTGATGACACGACCATGAACCCTACTGTCTGTACCAACTGCCTTTATCCACGAATCTACTTGAGCGATTCGCTTCTGTAACATCATGTACTCTGCGAGGGTTTTGGCTTCCGGGTAGTCAAGACTGGCGAGGACTTCTTCGTCGACGATGACGCTACCTTTTTCGGTACGCTTTTTTGGTTTCCAACCCTTTTCTTGAAGTCGCTCTGCAATTTGCTGGCGGCTACCGGGGTTGAACGGCGTGACGATGTCGTTGAGTGGCTTCCCACTTGTTTTATGTGTTCTGCCACTGATGACGACTGGCGGAAAGATGGTTTCCATTTCAACTTGAATAATGTCCAGTTTAGTCTTAAGTTCAGATAGTAAGCATAGAGCCTTAGGCATATCCAGCTTGAAACCGTTTCGCTCTTGTTCAGCAATGATAATTGCGACTTGGTGTTCGAGCGTGATACTTTCTTTTGAGAAACCATTTTCCATCTCCTGAGTTAAATGTTTATAAAGCTCTGCTGTTACTTTTGTATCTTGTGTGCAATACCAAACCAATAGCGGCATGATTGGTTCGTCAAAAGGTAAATTCTCTGTTTCTTTAGTTAGTGTAATGTCTTTCATCCAAGACCAAATCTTTTTGTACGGTGCTTTGTAATGTCCTAAACGCTCGCCCCAAGCCTCTAACGAGTGTCCGCCTTCGATACTAGGGTCATACAGTCTAGCTAACACTAGCGTATCAACTAGCTGTGACTTTTTTACCTGTATTCCCCAAACTTTCTTGAGTACAGGGAAATCAAAGAAGATACCATTGTGTGTGACAATGCTGTCGCAGTTGTTCATAAAGTCTTGCAGTGACGCTGGCTGCACAAACGTAGAGACAACATCCTTGTCAATGTCACGACACACAACACACCAGATTTTATCGTGGGTGCTGTTGGTCTCGATGTCAAGGACTATACGCATACGTTAATCATTTTAACTAAACTTTGCAGATTAAGCAAATACAATCGTGAAGTGTTGTTATCTCCACCACTCACAATCCTTGGCATCGTCTGAATAATATAATTCCTGAGTATTTTAGTCGGGATTACCAAAGTCATCACAATGTCATTACCTAGTGCAAGGTTATGAAACCAGTACTCTGCTTCGGTAGTAGCGATGCCACTAGGCTTACCACGGCTCTCAAACTCAATAACGATGTTGCCAGTGGACTTCCACTTCTCTCGCTCAGTCTTTACTTCTATCTTGCTGTGCTGCAACATATCAGCAACCTTCTTCTCAAAGACCTGTCCATACTCTAGGTCAATATCAAATCTTTTGTCATTGTTCATAAGCATAATTTTATCAAGCCTCCTAAGTACATCGCTACTGCTACAAACTCAACGGTAAACAAGGCATAATCCTTTTGCTGCACACCTGACCAAGCCCACAACCCGCTACCAATCAAACCAAACCACAGGTTTAATGGAAAGATGTTCAGGCTAGTCAAACCAATGCCAATCAGACAGAGGATAGTACCGGTCCATTTCATTTCTTCTTAACCGTTTTCTTCTTGATTACAAGCGGTTCTTCCGTTACTTCTACTGGCATTGGTCGTGGTTCTTCAAACATTGCAGCAAGTAACTCTTGAATCTCCGGCTCAAGCAATGTAAACGACTTACCGTTGTTCATGTGGACATCACGGTCAATGATGTAAGTGACATTCTGTGTTTCTATGATAAGGTTATTTATCTTGACTAGCATTGGTTTCAATCCTTTTCAGTTCGTGTTCAATCATCTTCTGTGCGTTGCTGAGTGCCTTAATCAGTTGCTGACAATCTTCAACATGGTAATCCGCTACAACATCAGTGCCTAACACCTTGTATGCTTCTAGCGTATCTCGAATAAGTTGCTTGAGTGTGGTGCTAAATTGTACGGCTTCATCGGCATCACCAAAGAAAAAACCGTAGTCTACTGCACCGTTCTCGGCAACCCATACAAAGCCATCTACTTTTACATTCTTAATCATTTTCCTTTACACCTTTCAGTTGCGATACGCTCTAACACTTTTAACTTTTCTTCATCGGTCATCTTGTACCAAGTACTGATTTCCTCTTTGTTTCTACCGCAATCGTTACAACTCATAATCGTGATGTCGTAGGTACATTTACCAATGCAGGGTGATTTTACCATCTCTGTTTTCCATTTCCAAAAGTTGTTCCAGTTCGGTAAGTGCAGTGGCGGACATTTCCATACCATATCATTCTTCTTCTACCTCTAATGGAACATCTTGCCAATCTGTCCAAACAGTCGACTGGTATTTCTTCCTGTATTGCAATACCTTTATCTTACGCACAAACGCTGTGTAGGTATCTACTTGATTACGTTCATCCCGTTCTACAAATCTAAGTTCAATGTCTTTCATTTCTTTTGTGCCTTTCTTTTAAGCCAACCGCCTATAAAAAATATTGAAAGCAAAATAACAATAAGTAACGCAGCCACCGCCATTTCGACTACAACCTTGGCTAACCAAAAACCCATGTATTCACTCATTTCTCACTCGCTTTCTTTAGTATTGCTCTAGCAAACTCAAACAAATCATGGGTGTCTATGTCATAGTCACGAACATCGTTAATCAAAAGCTGTATTTCCTCATCTGTTAGTTGCTTTCTAGCATCACAACGAATACATCCTTGTTTGCAATACTGACAGTCTGTGTCTTGTTCTTTTACTGGATGGGTATAGAGTGGAATCAAGTCTGTAAAACCCATTTCTACAAAGTAATCTGCACTTCTTGACACATCACCGCCTTGGCTCAGCCACGCTACTGGTTCATTGTTCATTTCTCACTCCCTGATAACTTACGCATCTTAGCTAACACTTCAGCTAAAGGTTCTGTCATCATGCACCTGCAGCTACTGATTGTTATAGGTGCAAACACTCTACCACTGTCTGATTCTTCTCTTACGTCAATGAAGTCTTGAAAGAAACTACGCACAGTAGCTTTGAGTTCAGCATTCTCTGCTTCTAGCTGTCGTATCTTTTCTAAGGCTTCAAATCCTTCGGTAATTTCTTCCGCAAGACTGCGTTCATTTGCGTTCATTCTACCTCCTGTACTTCTGTCCAAGTTGCAAAGTGTACAGGTTTTTTATTGTCATCAAGACAAAAACTGTACATCCCATCAATGTGGTCAAACGTATACACACTGGATACATCAATTTCACGGTGCGCTACAGGTAACTTTATTTCCTCGTCAATCACTAGAAACTTTGTGCCTTTACGAAGTTCATATAGTTTACTCATTTTCCCTCCGCAATAAACTTGTCCACAGCGACATCAATCTCATCGCCAATCATCCAGCGCCATTCAGACATATCACCATTACAGGCTATGACAGACGGTGCTACCAGTTTAGTATCAACATCCCACGATGCACTGCGTAACCAGCGATAACGCTCGGCATCCGCATAGATAGCACGATTGTCCTGTATGCGACCAAAGACATCCTTGTTCAGTGTGCGTAGCCGGTCAATCTCCAAGCACAAGGCGTTGATGTAATTGCGGGTGACAGAGTATTCGTCTGTGCGAGCGTACTGCCGTGCTTTTTCTACTAAGTCGTTGTTCATAGTGTGTCCTTAATTTCTAACATTCGTCCAGTTTTGCCATTATACAACAATGCACCACAATTACCAGTGTAACCGCTAAATCGGTTCTTGAGAACCCGCACAGATGTGGTATTGCGTTCAATCATATCTTGTGCTTGTCCGTTACGCTCTAAGCCTATCACAATGTCAGACAGTTGTGCAATAGCACCTGAGCCACGGAGTTGCGCTAATGATGTTGCAGCGCCTTCTTCGTGTCCTTTGCTTTCAGGTCGTTTAAGGTGACTAACACAGATAAGGCTGATTCCTGTTTCCTGTACCAGCATCCGCAACTTAGTCATTATGGAGTCGAGAGCCTTACGCTCATCACCCACATCACCGCCGCTAACGATAATGCTAAGGTGGTCAAGAAACACATAACCACAGCCAAGACCTTTTGCCATGTAGCGCACTCGATTGACAATATTCTCCAAAGAAGTACTGCCAAAGTGGTCAAACAAATAAATACGGTCACTTCCCAAAGTTCTATCAAAAGCATCTTTCAGTTCCTCCGGTGATACTTCTACATCAGGTAAATGGATTGGTTTGTTTACTGCTAACGACATCAAAGACCGAGCTGTTTTGCGTACTCCTTCTTCAAGAAACATAAGTCCGATGTTGTCAGTGGTTTTGCACAGGATGTGCCATACAATTTCTCTAAGAAACTGAGACTTTCCAAGTCCGCTTCCGGCTGTGACCATGACCAGCTCACCTTTCCTGATTCCGTAGGTGAGTTTATTGAGTTCTTCGTATGGATAATCACAATCAGCTTTCTCGATAGGAGCTGAGACCATATCCCAGAGCGTGTTACCTTGAATAATTCCATCAGGGACATAAGCCTCAGCACCCCACCAACAATCAACAAATTCCTTACCAGAGCCATTCGCCAAATAATCACACGCATCTTTGTATCCTTTCTTATGTTTCATTACCTTGACTTTACCGCCAAAGAGTTCAGCGACAGCCTGTGATGCCTTCTGTCCTGCTTCGTCAGCGTCAAACGCTATAACGATGTTCTCGAATGAATCAATCCATTCATACTGTGCCTTACAGTCCTTTAAAGCGGCTGCCGCACCGTTTCTAACGCTAACGCAAGGATATTTAGACCCTTGCATCTGATACGCCGCCATAGCGTCTAATTCGCCTTCACAGATAGTCAAGTAGCGACCTGCTTTAGCGAATAACTGCTGTCCGAACAGCGTAGCGCCATTAAAGTCACCGGAAATGCTGAATTGCTTGTTTGCTACATCACGGGTTTTAACCGCCGCTAGTGTGCCATCAGCATCATAGAATGGGTAATAATGCTTACCAGTGGCTTGTTTAACGCCGTAGGTCAGGCAAGTAGCCGAAGTAATACCACGGTCAGAGATACTAGAATTAGTAGCAGAGTCATAAAATTGGATGTCCTTGTTCATTGGTTTAACTGCCTTCATTGTTGTTGTTTCACCATTGCTTGCGGTGTAGGTTTCACACTTAAAGCAATGGGTGTGACCATCGTCATAGAGCGCATTGGCATTTGAACTGCCGCAATGCTCACACGGTAGGTGCTTTACGAATTTAGATTGAGTCATTAAACGACTTCCCCATCGCCTATGTCAATTTCTTGCATAATGCCGTGGCGGTGAATGTCCTCGATTGTCATGTTCTCAACCATACATTGGCAGTCCATTTTACTGTTGCCGTAGGCTGGTACATCATA